GCTAACTCAGCAACTCTGTCACTAAAGTCATATAACCGTCGTTGATCCGGAGCTTGTCCGACACCAGCGGTGGTTGCGGCCGCAGTAACATTGCTACTTTTTAGCTGTCCAGTATAATAAGCCATTTGCTTATCTCCTTTTTAAGCTACTTAGGGCAATCTATTGCCAAACCCACCAGCATTCTTGATGTTATCCCACACCTTTTCTTCTTCAGTCTTAGGTGTGGCACCTGTACCCTGCACACTGCCGGGTGTTCTGGGGGCTTGTTTATTTGCCCTAACAATATCTAAAGACGAAGAAGGCTTCGACCTTTCCTCTCTTCCATTTGTCTTCAGATAAACATCAACAAGCGTCTCAAATGGTAAATCCTCTTTCGGGGTTGAATAGAATTTCACAAAGTCTTCGACCATTTCGTCATCAAACTTATATGAATCCTTCAAATCCTTTCTAAGGTCATTCATAAACACTTGTTCCTGCACAACAGCCATTCGCTGTTGCACTCCCCGATCCACAGCCTCATTCACCTGTTTTTGAACATGTTGATAAGATTCTGAACCGGGATCAAAGAAGGCCTTCCAAGGGCTAAACTCATCCTCCGTCATTTGAAGGTTTTGCGCCTGAATAGGCTGTCCACCGGCTATTGCCTGCTGGAGCGTTTGCACCAGATCAGGTCTGGTTTCCAATAGGTCTACGAGTGGCTGGTATTTCTCCAGCTCCTCATTCCGAGACTGTGCCCGGTCATACATGGACTGAAACTTCTTAGCCTCAGACTCATAGTCCACACTTGAAAACTCAGCTTCTTCGTTACCGGCAACATAATCCATATCCACGCCTTCAATTTCGGGATATTCAGTCACCTCTTGTGTAGTTGCTTCTGCCATAATTCACCTCCTAGATGTCCTTGGTATTTGGGCATAACCCACATTGGATTTCCCATGCCATGACTTCACCTGTTAAGGGTGGCCCTAGCGCCCCTTGTTGGGGCTCCCTTTTTTGCCTACTGTACATTAGTCGCCTTTTATGCCTTCTATCGCATCTTTAACGTCACGCTCACCGAGCTTGACAGCGGTATCCAGCTTTGCGGCTCTAACTTTTCTATCTGCATCACTTTTGGATGCAATATCAGAAAGTTTATTCTCAAACTGGGAGACCTCTACACGCATCCTATCGTGAACAGATTCACGACGTGCGGTTTGCAGGTCACCCGATAATTCTTTGACTTGGCTCTGTAGACCCTGAATCTGTGATTCATAACGCTGATAATCGCTAAGTCTGGCCAAGATACCTTCTTTGTCAAATATTTCTGGATTCTTTTTCAATACTTCCATCCTGTCAATTAACCCTAATTGAAATGCCTCTAAATAAACATTATATGTTGCCCACTTACTTTCTGGCAAAGTAGAGCCGGGTTGTATCCTAACATCATGTTGACCGATATTTAACCTGTCTTTAAAAATATCATTCACCGGTCGGGTTATATCGTCATACATATTGATAGTAACATCCGTCAAATCGTTGTTGGGCTGTGCAAGAGCAAACATCTTTTCAAAAGTATAGTGCCCCTTAGACAGTCCATATAGGATACGACCTAACCGATTCACACTAAATTCAATATCCCTAAGCTTGGATTTGGGTCTTTCGGAACCCATTGCAATCATACGCTCTGTACCACGTACCGTCTCCGGTGCTTTATCCGGTACCCCGTGCATCATCTCTGGAAGTCCGAATGTGAAGTCTATGTAGAACTCACATTGCTGGATAAGACGATAAAACTCTCCCGCAAGAGGTTGTGGTGCCGGGTAATGAGGCTCTCCCTGTGTAGTATCTACTTCAATGACAGCATTGGGGTTTGACCAGTCCCGCTCAAGGTCTTCCATATTGGGAACCGATCCCATAGGAACGATAAGCTTCAATCCGGCTGACGCCTGTGCATGTGATAGTGCCAGAGACCAGAGTTTGTTTAAAAGCTTCTGCATTGGTCTTGCACGTGATACATCTGACTTAGGATACGGGGTTTCTGTCCAAATATTTGGAATGGGAATAATAGGATAGGTATCAATGTTTAAAACAGTCTGATATAAAGCTATTTCCCCAATAGAGGCAGATACACCTATTCTTTTTTGGGGAATTTCTTCAAACTCCAAAAATCCACGCTCCACAGCACCGGGATTCTTATCCAACATAGTAGTAAAGGCTTCCTCATCCATGATACTTTCTTGATTTGTTCTTGAGTCTACCACACGGTAAAAAGGAACCGTAGTGGGAAAGAATCGCTCTAGTATCTGATATTTCTGTCGATGCCACCAGTCACTATCTTTTGTCTCTGCCGGTGTAAAAGCCTTAATGGTATTACGGTTTGATGAATCGGGAAAGTCTTCGTCCATCACCGTAGACAGTTCATTGATGATCCCCGGAATAACTTCTCCGGTTTCTGGGTCTAATTGATCTCCTAATTCAGGGTAGAGGTTAACGACCTGCTCACCAGTCAGTATGGTAGAAAGAATGATGCCCTCGGCATCAGTAAACCACCTGTCCCGACAATCAGGTGGAACATAAACACGAAACGGATTGACGTGTGTGAACTTGACGTCACCCCTACCGAAGTCTGCTTCGCCATCAATATAGGCGTATAAATATCCAAGCCCTGTAACAGCATAATCCTGAATGGCCTGTTTCATCTGGGTGTCCCCATCAGACACATCCCAGACATAACCAAGAATGGTTCGCCATATATTGGCCATCTTTACATCAGAATCTTCTCTGGGTATAGCTGTAAATATGGGTGGTTTTGCCGTAAGCATGCTTTTAAGCTTGTCAACGGCAGGAGCAATCCTATCCATGGGAACATCAGCCTGATTGCGGCTTGAAAGGTCTGAGGACTCATCAGCAGTAAAGTGGTTACCAAGAAAGAAATCAAGGTCTGTTCTGGCTTCTTCATCCCAATCTTCTCGGGAATCTCTCCATTGCTGGAATAATTCTTTATTTAACTTTGCTCTTGGGTCTTCTGGTATGGGCATTATCTATTAAACATCCATTCCTGTAATGATTTTGTACGCATGGGCAAGCCCTCATCTTTTTCCTCGTCTCTAAGCACATTAATAAAGTGTTCCAAAAGGGCCCGACGTTCAATTTTCTTCCTATCTTTTTTAGGGTCTAGACCTTTATATGATGCTTTGTATGGCGTTCTTGGGTATGGCGCTATTGGGTATTTTTCGGGTTTGGGGACATCTCCAATCTCGACCCTTGTACCTTCCTGCTCCGCTTCGGCTACTTCACTGAAGATTTGATCTCTATGCTTTTTGTCGAGTATCTTTGAGACACCAGCACCTATTGCACCCCAATCATACATTGGCCCCTTAAACTGTCTTTCAATAGGGCCTATAAATCTATCTCCCAGCCTAAGCTCAAGAACATTCCGGTTCATGTCCTTATAGCGCTTTAAAATGTCAATCGGGGAAATGGGAACACCTGATCTAGTGGGCCCCAGTACTTCTTTAAACCGACCTGTGGCTAGATCATAACCAAACATCTCTTTATAAAGCTCATTAGCCGCCTGAATATCCTCATCTTGAGGAATGCGCTCAGGCGATCTGGTAAGCCTGTCAGCCTGATCTATGATCTTAAATTGATTAAAGCCTTGTCCGTTAGCCACTTCGTATACTTTGAGTCCTGTAAACTAAAAAAAGTTAAATAAAATATTAAACAGTCAGTAGCGGCGTAAATATACACCGCTCGTCGCTAAAATGTCAAGAAGTTATTCTTGAGCCGGTAAGCCAGTTATAAGCTTTGGTAAACTTAAACTCACGTCCTGATTCTTCCGGTGAAAGGTCAGATGCGTCCATAGTCCCGCTTCTTGGAGCTTGTGAATAATAGTCGGCGTAGTACAGGGCATCCATGATATCATCATGCTTAGGTACGGGATGCTCAAAGAACTCATCCACTATCTCGGTCATTTCCCTCCGAATGTACAGTTTCCCACTGTTGACCACCGGCCCTAGTGCTGTTTCCAGCCTATCAGCCTTTTTAATGCCGGGAGGCGGTTTGGCACCCTTGAAGATACCG